GAATCGTTACGAGATGCCTGATCAAATTGACATGTCTTATGAAGAATTAGCTAAGTATCTTCCTTTGACAGAATAATATGTCTTACGTTTACAAACTCACCAATATTAAAAACGGCATGTGGTATATCGGCAGGAGATTGACTGAGCGTGATCCCGCGGTAGATTTAGGGATTAGTTATTTTAGCTCTAGTCAAATTGTATCAAAAATGTTTAAGGATAACCCTTCAGTCTTTAAGTCTGAAATAATTGTTGAATCTGAAAATGATGAGTACATTATCAAAGTTGAAGCGGACATATTGAAATTTAGAGATTCTAAAAATGATCCTTTATCTTACAATATGCACAACGGAAACGGTAGATACAATACTCGCAAATCAGGAAAAGCAACTCGGGATATGAAATTAGGGTTTCATAGTTGGGATTTTGATAAGTTTAGTAAACATAATACCAAAAACGGATACAATACTCTACAACAAAAGAAAGGAGTTCACGGTAGAACTTTAGAACAAATGAAGTTAGATGGTAAAAAGTCTTATAACCTTAGAGTTGGAGTTCATTCTAGAACTAAATCTCAAATGTCTGAGACTGGTAGAAAAAATGCATTGAAGCAAATGGAAAACAAGACAGGTATATTTGCTATGACTAAAGAACAGAGATCTATTTTAGGAAAAATCTACGGCGGTTTAAGTTCTAAGTCTAAATATGTCTGTGTTGAATGCGGCATGGTTACTACAAAACAAGGTTTGGGTAATCATAGACGTAAAACTAACCACGTAGTAAATTGTTTAATTTAATAAAGGAAATATTATGTCTAGTAAATTTGGATTTGATTTAAATGAGTATGAATCAGAAGAACGTAGCTACGAACCATTACCCAAAGGTGAGTATGAACTCAAGTGCACAGACGCTGAAGAGAAAACAACTCAAAAGGGTGGTATTATGATTGCCGCTACCTTTGAAGTAGTATCAGGTAAAGCGACAGGTCGTAAGGTCTGGAACAACTTTAACATTCACAATGATTCAGAAAAAGCACAACGCATCGGACGTGAACAGGTTTCAGCATGGGCACGTGCATGCGGTAAGCCTAATGCTACCTCAGTTGATGAATTATTGGAGCGTAGCTTCACTGCTGTTCTTGATATTGAAAAAGGCACAAATGGTTACTCTGACCGTAACCGTATTGTAGGCTACGTAGGTAAGGATTCCGCTCCAGCGGCAAAGCCAAAAGCTAAGCAGCCTTCATTGCTTGACATGGAAGATGATGATTTAGAGAAGGCAAAGCCTAAAGCAGAAGCCAAGGAAGGTAAAAAGAAGAATCCTTGGGATTAAAGGTTGTTCAGATCAGTGCAAGTTAATCGAAAGAACACGGAGCGGCTACCCCCGTTTGCACAGGTAGCCCCATTAATAACGCAATAAAGGAAATACATGGCAACAAAGAAACCAGCACCAATCATGATTCCCGCTCAAGAGGATGAAATGATTGGACGTATTTACAGCGCCATCAAGGCACGCAGGAATGAACCAATGCGATTGTCTAGGATTGGTGCATCCAGCATCGGAGACGAGTGCCTAAGGAAGATCTGGATGGATTGGCGGGGTTATGACCGCGTTGAGTTTGACGGTCGCATGTTACGCCTATTTGAGACTGGTCACCTGCAGGAAGACCGAATCGTTTCAGATCTTAAAGCAGCAGGCTATACGGTTTATGAGAAGGACTCAAACGGCGAGCAGTTCACTTTTACTGACAAGACTGGGCATTTTGTAGTCAAGCTAGACGGAGTGATAAAGGGAGTACCATCAGCTAAAAATACACCGCATGTGCTTGAGGCAAAAACACACAACAAAAAGTCTTTTGATGAGTTAGAAAAGAAAGGTGTTGTCATTTCTAAGCCGATGCATTATTATCAAGTTCAAGCGGGAATGCTTTTCAGTGGCATTGAACGAGGACTATATCTTGCCCTCGGAAAAGACAATGAGGCTCTCTACGTTCGGCGTATCAAGCCAGATGCGCACACTCAAAATGACATACTCAAGCGTATTGATCTACTCGTCAATTCAGAGATGCGTCCCGCGCAGATTGGTGAAAGCGATGAGACCTATCCTTGCCGATGGTGCGACTTTAAAGAAGTATGCTTTGACAAAAAGCCGCCACTCAAAAATTGCCGTACATGCGAGTATTCAAGACCTGTAGAAGACGGTAAATGGTGGTGCGACCGTAATGATTTTAATTTACCTATGGAGTTGCAGCTGGAAGGTTGCGATGATTATTCTCAGAAAGGCAGATGATGGCATTCATAGAAGAAAACAACTTAAAATCAGTAGCGATTGACTATGCATTCAATTATTGTGAAAAGATAGCAGAAGCAAAGTTTCAAACCCCTAGCGAATTTATCGCCGTGGTTGAAATGTTTTATCACTTCTTAAGGAGCAGAGATGAAAGAAAATGAAGACAATGGATTTGATGCGTATTGGGAACAGTTCAACAATATTGACGTGCTCAAATCCCTTGCAAAAGAAATATGGGATGACGCATTCAAAGCAGGTGGAAAGAAGCCTTGGTTCAGTTTGACTAGGGAGCAGATGAAGGCGATTAAGGAAATGGAGTTTGGTGAATAACATGGCAGATTTTTATTTAGGTATTGATCCAGGAACATACGGCGCACTGGCGGTGCTTGACAAAGGTGGCTCTATTGTTGACGTATTTGATATGCCGACTCTTGAGTATGTATCAGGAAAGTCAACAAAACAGCGCGTAAACCCACAGGCAATCGTAGCTGAATTGCGCTTGTTCAAGACTCAATCCGTTGAAGGAATGATTGAGCAAGTAAACGCTATGCCAGGACAAGGCGTAACGAGCATGTTCTCATTCGGTCGCGCACTCGGTATTTTAGAAGGCACACTGGCAGGTCTCGATATTCCCTATACCCTCGTCACACCGCAAGTGTGGAAAAAAGCTATGGGTGCAAACGCATCAAAAGACGGTGCTCGGGAAATGGCAATGCGACTCTGGCCATCAAAGTCTGAATTGTTTAAGCGTAAAAAAGACGATGGCAGGGCTGAAGCCGCGCTACTAGCTCTTTATTTGCTTAGGACTAGGAATGGAAGATAAGTTCAAAATCAAATGGATGGGAGATGCAGTTGAAATTATTTTCACGAATGGACCTAGTCTTCAAGCGATACAAGAAGCTAGGGAATTTCTTGATAAACTAACTGATAGAATGATAAAGGAGAGGCTAGATGCTAACTCGGCAATTAATCCCTCGCAGGAATAAAAGCCCAATCGAAACTCGACGCAGGCAGTCTAGGCACGAGGTTTTAGCGCGGTTTAATTTTTTGAGGAACACTATCTCGTTCGGTAGATATAAACCTTGCAGGTGGTGGGAACATAAACATTCAACTTATAGAAAATGGGAGTATAGAAATGGCAACTAAAAAGCAACCAGCAGCAAAAGTAGAAGTTAAGGAAGAACCTAAAGAGGAAGTGGTAGAAGTTGTTAAGGCGGAAAAGCCTAAGCAGACTGAAGCTGAGATCCGTAAAGAGATTGAAGACTTAACTATGCAAGGTCGTGATGCACCAATGACTGACCAGATTTACGGTATAGTGAAACCAGTGCCAAAGGATCCAACAGATATTCTACCTGAACCTAATGGATTACTGCAGGGAGTAACTGATCCGCTGCAACGCTTTATTAATATGTATCAGCCAGGAGAGTTTGTAATGCGTCAGAACTTTAGAAAGCACCTATTGCAAATTCTAGAAGATTGGCGCGAGAGGTTTAACCCAGAGGAGGAGCACAAAGATGATTAATAACGATCACATTTGGACAGCAGCAGGTACTGATATCACAATTCGCTGGCGGATGAATGGCTATATACCGCCTTCAGAACTTCAGGAATATCGCGATAAATGGAAATATTACCAGAACCTGCCGCTACGTAGCTTAGATGATGCGGCGAGAGAGCATTACGAACAAGTCTTACGTAAGGCTAAAGTAGCCCGCATCAAATAATTATTGCCAATAGCCTTTAGCTTTACCCGCCTCATAGACTAACGGTGCACCAATGGCTAGTCCAGTGCCGATAACCTTTGCAGGTGGGTAAGGCGTAAGGCTAGCCAGACCGCCTAAGCCGCCTACGGTATGAGCAATTCCAGCAGCTGTTCTACCTGCATTGATATCTTTTGCAGCCTCGTATAAATCATAGCCGCCAAAGCCAGCAGTCAAAGGACCAGCGGCTTTGCCACCTACCCATTTTGCACCGTTCCATACTTTACCCATGTTAGTGAGTTCAGGTAACGCGGCAGATTCTTGAAGTAAACGCGCTTTATCCGCTAGGCGAGCAGCCATCTCTTTATTGCGTGTTACGTCAGCTGGAGTTGTGCCTTTTAACTTCGCTAATTGGTCTTCTAACGAGAGGAACTCTGCTTTTGCTTGATTGTGAGCCGCAGTAGCTTCTGCTAAGCGAGCACGAGCTGCATCCGCCACACTAGTGTCTACTTTCTCTGCACCCCTTGCTGAGCTAGGCATTGTAGGTAAAAGCAAATTTGAACGCTCAGGCACCATGGCATATCCTGGACCAATTTTCCGTTCAGCCTCTTTAACCTGCTTCATAATGTCCCAGACACCTTCCTCATTCTTGGTGGTGTCAATTGCACGAGCAGCGTCAAAATCAGTTAAACCGTATGACTTACCATAATTCTTTGTAGCTTCTCCTCCGAGAGGTTCTAAGACGTTTTTACCTTGCGCTGGGGGTAAGCCCTCTTCCATTGGAATTAACTTCCCTAACTCCGTTTTCTGAGTAGATGGAGTGTATATTCCGTGCTTAGCAGCTTCTTTTTGCGCAGCTTTGAGTTCAGCCTCAGCATCTTTGAATACAGTATGCGCAGCTTGATGTTGTTGATGAGTGTTTAAAATGTTTTCAGCATGGGTTTGAGCCGCGCGTTCAAAAGCATTCTTCGCTACGTCGGCATTTACCTTAGCGGTGTTCAATGCAGCATCGGTTACGGGCGGCTTAATAACTTCTTCAGTCATAGGTTGATTAAACACCTTACCAGCTACGCCGCCAGCAATTGCAGCGCCAACATCACCTACGTCAAAAGTAGAAGGAGCCGCCGTAACAGTAACTGAACCTTGAGGCGCAGAGCCTGCCTCCCCTTGTGTCAAACTAAACAGTTCAGGATGATCCTTTTGAAACTGAGCCGCTACAGGATCTTCAGTCTGAGTTTGAGTTGGCGCGGGAGTTCCTTCCTGAGTATTTGAAAATAGATCAGGATGTTCCCTTTGAAATTGTTCTGCTATAGGATCTGCCATGATTAATCCTTACTGTTGCGGTTTGTATTTGTAGTTATTGCTCAAATAGCTGTAATACTGAGCATACTTCTCAGGTACTTTACGGAATGGAGAATCTTTTGAATTAAAAAACTCATTCAAGTGAGTATTAGCGTAATTCTCACCTTTTTCATTTACCCAGTCAGAATATGCATCACGAATAGCGAGGTTTTTAGAGTTTTCTAATTTACGTTGAGCCGCCCACTTGTCAATGAATTGCGGGATATTATTCATATTAGAGTTAATAGCCTGCATTTGCATATCTTCATAGTTCGTCAAACGAGCACCGAATGCTGTCTGGCGACTAGTCTTGAGGTTCATAATCACTTG